TCTCTTTGTTGGCGTATGTGGTTTCGCTGTCGAATAGTTCAAAGGGGAGACCGAACAGGAAACATAGTTCTTTCATGCTGTAATCCTTGCCCCTTAGCACATCCATGTCGATGGAACTCATCCCGAGGTTCATCGCGTTCCATTCGCCCTGCACCGCGGCAACCGCGCCTTTTACGTCGATGTTGTTTATTTTGCCATCTATCACCGCCCGGAGTTGCGATTCCTGAGCCGGGGACATTTGGGCCATCGACTTATTGGCTATCAGAACCTTTGCCCCTCCGTTCTGATTCATGCGGACCGATACGTCCGTGGCGGATTCATTAGCCGTCAAAGTTTTGTTACCAGGTTGCAGCGGGCTCATTCCCCTGAGGTGAGTACGGGAAACAATGTCGAACATGAGGTTAATGTCCTTCCAATGGATCACGTCCACTTTGCGAAGCGGGATCCTGAGGTTTGATTCCAGCACATAGCCATAAACCCCGTAAATGTTTTCCGGGTCGGGCACCACGATCACCTGATTTGCCGGAAGGACGTACATTTCCAGTACGGGCCGCTTGCTTTGCGCTTCGTCATCTATTTTCATCAATTCGTCCCCCACCAGCGTATCGGTATCGCCCCGGTTAAGCCAAATGAACGATTCGCCGCAAATCTTGTAGAAAGCCCTGACAAGGGTAAAAAAAGCGTCCTGCCCCTGATATTCGTTGGGGCGGTTGAGTAGGTCGGTTAGTGCGCCGGGTAGCTCTTCCCGTTCGGCTTTTTGCTCCTGATCTTTGGATTCAACGTAACGGGCCACGGCCCCGAATTTCTTAGCGTCTTTCTTCACGATGGAATAAACCGCGGCGTTCCCGTTAAAGCCCCGGTTAATAGCTTGAGTGGTGTTGATATCGGGGTAAACCTCCGTGGTGCCTGTTGTGTACACCCGGACGGAACTTGTCTGTTGCCGGGAAAACCAACCTGCTATTGTGGATAGTATGTTTGCCAAAGGGTACGGTTTAAAAACGGGACTCTACCCCAAATATACAATAAATCTCTATTTATACTTCCAAACAAAACCGTAGGCACTAGGAATCTTCCCGGCGCAACAATTAGAAATGTTGCCCTGACTCCATGTTTTCCCTTTTCTAGCGTCTGAAATTGATGGGTATTCTAGAATAAAATTGCCCATTTTATCGTATTGAATTATCGGGGTAGCATTTGGATTTTCACCTCCAATTTGCTTGCCTGTGTTAGCTATCCTTATTTTTTCGCGTATATAAGCAGGAACTTCCCGGCCAAGCCAATATTTAGAAGCATTTTCTTTTATTTTAGCCTTCCACGTGTCTGTTAACTTTTGTCCTCTACGTCTATTGCCAACCGCTACCCCAAATACTTCATTAGGCACAAAGCAGTTACCGCCATGTTTCACGTTAACCAATGTACCGCCATCTTTTATTCTCTTAAACTCGCTGATATACTTTACTTCCAAAATTTCAGCCTCTGTTACAGAAAGGTTATCATGTATAATTCTAACATCAACCCCATATTTATTAACAACACGGTGCCAATGCTTTGTCCTATTTATCTTCCTCCAAGCTCGTCTCCCTGTACCCATACCAACATAGAAAACTTCATCAGTATTCGCTTTATAATGAAAATAAATATAATGATTACTCATAATGCAACCCAAGTGTAAGTGAAGCCTGATAGTTTGGTGAACACGGCGTAACGTAACGCATCGAGTGCGTGATCGTTAAGTTTTACCGGTTCCTCCGTTGGCTTGATAACCCCATCTTTATCAGTTTTCCACTTATAATTTTTCAGCTCGCTTAACAAATTTATACTATTTTCCGTTATGTAAAGCGGCATAGACTTAATTTTCTGAATTCCTGCCCAAACGTCCTTATCTGCCGGCTTTGCGTTATACCCAGCCCTGAATAGCTCTTCAATCGTTTTCGGTTCGGCAGCATCGCAGTATATTTCACCGGTTTTACTCATGCCGATGGCTTTGTAGGTTTCAATCAGATCGTTGGTAGTTAGCCCCGTGGTGTAGATCAGTTCGTTTGCATAGATGGCGTTTTCGAATAGTTCAACCTGTATCAATGCGGAAGCTACTTTGTACCCAAAATCCTGCCCGTACCAAATTTCCCCCCGCATTGGTAGCTGTCTGCACATCTTCCAGTTTGTGTAAACTGCTGCCGTTGACTTACCCCGGAGACCGAGGCCGAACACTTCCCACATGTAGGGATCACCGGCATCCTTATAGGCTTCGATGTAGCTGACCTGTGAGGGCGTGAGGTTTTGGATATTGTCCTTGTACGTGGAATGGATACACTTGTTACGGTCATCGTCTGCCACGGCGTAACACCAGCAGTCGAAGTCCGCCGGGTTCAGGTCCAAAAGGATCTGTCCCGTGGTACGCATGGCAAGCTGATCGAATACTAGCTTGCTGATAAGGTTTGCTTCGTTGATGAAAAGTATATCCCGGCCCGGTCCCCTGGCCTTACCCTCGTCCTCCAGCCCAAACAGCTCAATGTAGCTGCCGTTTTTGAAGGTGTACACGAATTCGGTGTACGAAAACAGGTTATCGTCCCAAAGTTGCCATTGCTCCATGATGAGCCGGAAGTCTCGGTAAGCGCCGCGCTTAATGTGGGGAAGGGAATGTGAAACGATGCTGATCCGGGTCCGTTTCTGAGTGGCGAGGTAAATCAGGCATTGGATTATCCCAAACGATTTACCGGAACGAGCGCCGCCTTCGTTGACGATAATAGGCCAGCCGTCCCGGATAGCCTTTAGTGTTCGCTTTGCTGTAATCGTGAAAGGTATGTCGATTGTGGTCATTCACCTGGTGGCATGATGATGTTGAAAAGGGGGGCGCCTTCTTTGCCGTAAACTTCCGATTCTGACTTGTCTTTCCATCCCATGTTTTTCAGAACGAAGATTGATCCTGTGGGGGTGTTGCCTTGTAACAATTCCTCGTACATCATTTCAATTCTCATCTTAGCTCTTTTTATAATGTAAGAAAATTGTCCGTCTTTTTCGTAGTCGTATAGGCTTTGCCGGCTTTCAAATCCGAGGTGGTAAGCTAGCCCAGTCAATGTCCGTTTTCCTTCCGTTGTGGCAAAATACTCCTGCACTGCTGCCTCAAGTTCGCCTGGGTCTGTGTATGTCGATGGTCTGCCTGCCATGATCCAAAGTTAGGGTAAAAAATCAATACACCATTCCGGGTCCTGGTGGCGTAAATTCTCCGGGATTGTCGGTCCTGATTGTGCCTGTGTCATCGGTCCAGTATTCGGCTGTTTTTTTGCCGAAAGGCAAATCACCCCCTTTACTTTTCTTTCCTTTACTTTCCTTTACTTTAATAGCATCAATTCGCATACCGTTCGCATTGCGTTCGCTATGCGGTCGCATTGCGTTCGCATTGCCCCAACGTGCTGACGCAGAAAGCCTTGCAGCCTCTGTCTTTTGCAACATAGAATTTTTTAATCTTACGCTAAAGAAAAAATCCTTAACTATTTTAAACAAATCGTAATTTTTTACGACTGTTTCGACTTTTTCGACCGAAGTATGCCACCGATTTGAAAAAGGCTTGAGTACCGTGAGGGGTAATTTGTAGTCTTTTTCGGCCCTTAATTTCTCGATCAGGCACCAGTAAATTCCTATGCCTTCCATCCCCATTTGTTCAATCAAAAGCATGAGTTTTGGGTCATCCTGGGCGTTGGCGTCATGGCTGAAATAGTAAGCGTCTTTTTTCATATTTTTTTATATTGTCTGGTTAAAGTATCGAAGTTAAATGTGGCAAATCCAATCTTCCCGAGCCACGAAAAACGTACTTTTTGGACGTATGCCGTAACTATCCCGGTGTCAAAATCCCGGTGAATTGACAGGCCGTTATCAGTTTTATTAAAGAAATGAGCTGACCCGGCGATGTCGTACATGGTGGCAATAGGGTAATGGCCCTTGTCTTTTACCAGCTTGCGGGGGTGTGCCACAAGAAAAATATGTACATCATTCCGCTTTGCAAATTCGGTGATCATAGTTAATGATTCGCTTATGTATTGCGTTTCGGTGTATCCGGGAGGTACCTTATGCTCGATGTAATTCCACGGGTCAATTATTACACCTTTAACCCCATTTCTAAGGACCAGTTCCCGGACTTTATTTAAGATACCCTGAATGCTTACTTCTACCTGGAGAATATTTATAAAGCTAAAATATTTATCGGTAAGAAAGATGGCTTCTTCAAATTCGGCCTTATTCATTCGGTGCGAAGGATCTCGGCGGTGAGCAAATGAAAGACCTACAAACTTTTCCATAAGTTTAGTAACATGGTAATCTGCCGGGTTTTCAAATGAGCAAACGGCAAACTTCCAGTTATGATTGCGGGCAAGTTGGGTAGATATGTAATCTATAAACTCAGACTTACCGCTGCCTGGTGATCCAGTTACTACAGTAAGCTGCCCGCCGGTAAATGTCAATAAGTCATCAAAT